CTCGTCGCCGTACTCCGTCTTGCAGGCGTTGCCGATGCTGACCCACGTCTCGCGGTCGTCGGCGGGGATGTACTGCAGCGCCAGGCGCAGCTCGTCCAGGGTCAGGGGGTCACGCTGCATGGCGCCCCCCTGCCCAACAGCCGCACAAAGCTTCATGATCAAGCACTTGCGCACGAACAAGGTACGCAACCTGCCTGTTCAGCACCCTTTTCAGGGAACAATGTTCCTGTTTCCGCTTGATTCCGTGCGATATCGCACATAGACTTGCCTTCAAGAAACGGCTGCTTTGTGGGTGCCTATATAACCGTGGCTTTAGTCCCGACCCACCTAGCGGCCTTTTTATTGCCTGAAACAAAAGAACATTCGCATGAACCGATCCTTCGCCATCTTCTTGGATGCAGGCTTCCTCAAGCACAAGCTGCGCCACCGCAGTGACCCTCCCATCAGCGCCAACCAAATCAATGACCTGGTAGACGAGATCCGATGCCACCCCCACTTGCAGGGCATGCATCTGCACCGAGTCTACTTCTACGATGCACTCCCTCTGGAGAACGAGGTCACCAAACCGGACGGCACCACCGTAGAGCTCGGAAAGTCGACCCTGGCGCGCGTCAACAAGGCTCTGCACAAGGACCTCGCAGAAGTACCGTTCTTCTCGCTTCGATTCGGTGAGCTCATCCTCAAGGGGTGGAAATTCAACGTGAGGCCAGGCCAGACCCGGCAATTCCCGATCTCGCTCGAGACCGCAGACAAGCTCAGGCCAGACGTAGAGCAGAAAGGCGTCGACATGCGCATCGGGCTGGACATGGCCAGCCTCACGCTGAAGGAGCATGTCAACGTCATCGCCCTGGTCACCGGAGACAGCGACTTCATCCCTGCCATGAAGTTCGCCCGCCGTGAAGGCGCTCAGGTAATGCTGTTCACCCTTGGCCACGGCATCAAGGATGGCGTCGCCGAGCATGCCGATGTGGTGGTTCGCGACAGGCCTGGTAGCCTGCCCAAGCCCACTCCCTGAATAGCTCATCACCCCCTCCCCCTCTGCCGCTTTTCCCTGTCGGCCTGGCACTGAACACACGTCCGCACGCCCGGCAGGCGTGCGCGGCGCTCGGCAGGGATCGGGTCTTCACAGTCCTCGCAGATCGCCCGGCCCTGCAGGGGCACCCTCTGCCCTGCGGCGCGGCGGGCGGCCATGGCCTGCTCGAGGCGTTCGTCGATCAGTTCCTGCGCGCGGTCGGCGTTATCCATGCTCCACCTCCGCCATGCAGCCGGCCGCCTGCTCGAGCGTCAGCACCGTTTCCATCAGCCGGCGGGCGCGCAGGCGCAGCTCACTCTGTTCGCGCTCGTCGACCACGCCATCGTCGATGCTCGAGCGCACGCTGGTGATCATCTCGCCGAGCCGCTCGTGCAGGTCGGCCAGCGACTCCAGCACGTCGCGCTGGTTGCGGGCAGCATGCCGGCGTTCCACCGGGCACACCCACAGGCAGCCGCCGGCCATCTCGCCGAGGCTGTCGAGGATGCGGTGATCCCGGGTGGTCGCCAGCACCGCCTCAAGGTCGTCGATATTGGCGCGGTGCGGCTCGTGGGTGGGGCTCAGCTTGTGCTGCAGGGTGGTGGGGTTGAGGCCGTGCACCGCGGCGACTGCCTTGACGCCCCCGGGGTAGTCGCGGGCGGCATGGTACAGGGCCAGGTTCAGCGGCAGGACCTCGCGCACAGCGCGGTCCTGCGAGGAAAGCCAGCGCTTGGACATGGCATTACTCCCTTCACGTTGCCATGCGACCCGCTTTCCGATGCGTTATCATGGGAAGCGTGATCGCATGTGGTGTGCATCACACGCCAGTGCGGCCGTGGTGGGCTTAGCACTGGCACCGCCGGGGGATTGACCTATGGTGGGTAGGTTCCCCGGCAACCGCAGGCCGCCTATTTAGGCGGCCTGCACCTTATTCTTTGGGGGAAACACGTCATCCAGCGTGCAATCGACGCCCAGACCCCGCAGGGCCTGTACGATCGCTCGACTGGCATCGAGAGACGGTGTACGAAGACCACTCTCATAGTTGCTCAGGCGCGGCGACGGCCACCCCAAGCGCTCAGCCAAATCCTTCTGCTTGATGCCGTGCTTGTTCCTGAGTTCGGCGATTCGATTCATCACGCACCTTGTCGGTCGTTGCCACGCCTCCAAGATATTCACGTTTAGTGAGAAAGGCAAGCCCGAAAGGTGAGAAAAAAACATAACGGAGCGTGATATTTTCCAAGGATGGAAACTCTCGGCGAACGTATTGCGCGCCTGCGCAAGCAGAAAGGCTTCACGCAAGGCACCTTTGCAGAGGCTTGCCGCTGGGACTCCCCGTCCCGGGTCGGCAACTATGAGCGCAACCTGCGCGAACCCAACCTGGCCGACCTGCGCAAGATGGCAGACGTGCTGGGCGTGAGCCTCATGGAGCTCATCGAGGGCGAGCAGGAGTGCCATGAACCCCCGCACAGCAACGACTTCCAGGTCATCCCCCAGCTCACCGCCGTGGGCGAAACCGGCAACGGCCACCTGAATCATCATGTAGAAGTGAAGGGCGGCCTGGTATTCAAGCGGGACTGGCTCGAACGCATGAGCCTGAAGACCAGCAAGCTCTATGTGATCTATGCACGGGGCATGAGCATGGAGCCGACGATCCTGGACGGCGACGTACTGTTGATGGATGAAAGCCAAACCGAGCCCCGCAATGGAAAGGTCTACGCCATCCGGCGCCCCGACGGTGAAGTCAGCATCAAGCGCCTTGTCCAGACCATCACAGGTCGTTGGATCATCCGCAGCGACAACGACGACAAGCGACGCTACCCCGACGAAGAAATCCCGCCAGATCAAGTCATTGACCTTCAGATTCTAGGCCGCATCGTGTGGCACGGCGGCGTGCTGTAACACGATACGGGATAAAATATTCACGAATCGGTTGACTCATTCGTCACGATGCGTGACATTTAGTCCATACCCGCCCACCACGGAGTATGGACAATGCACACCACACCACCACAGGCGGCCCGGGTGTACCTGCACCCGGCCGCCGCCACCAGCCCCCACGCCGTGCGCGCCATCGAGCGTCTCACCGGCCGCACCGCCATCGAGCGTCTCACCGGCCGCACCGCCGTCGCCCACCCGCGCCGGCGCACCATCCAGCTGATTGACCTCGCCGCCGCTGCGCGCCGCCTGCGCGTGCTGGGGGTGGCGTCATGATGACCCGCCTGCAAGAGCGCGCCGTGCGCCGCGTGATCAAGCGCGGCGGCGAGCTGGAGCTGCCCGGCCACAAGGGCCCGGTACGGCTGATCGTGACCCGACACGGCGAAATCGTCAGCGTCACCGTCACGGCCCCCGGCCTGGTCGAGCACCGCCCCTACACCGGCCCCGCCCGCGAGGTCTACCCGCTGGCCGCCCAGTTGCTGGATACCGTGGTCACCGCACCGTGCCGGGAGGTGGCCCATGGCTGATAAGTCCCAGATCGAGTGGACAGACGCCACCTGGAACCCGATCCGAGGCTGCTCCCGCGTTTCCGAGGGCTGCCGGCACTGCTATGCCGAGACCGTGGCCCAGCGCTTCAGCGGCCCAGGGCAACCCTATGAGGGCCTGATTGCCAAGGGCGGGCAGTGGAACGGCGAAGTCGTGGTCGTCGATCACAAGCTGGACGAGCCCTGCCGCTGGACCAGGCCTCGCCGGATCTTCGTCAACAGCATGAGCGACCTCTTCCATGAGAGCGTCCCTTTCGAGGTGGTTGCCGGGATTTTCGGAATCATGGCAGCGGCGTCCTGGCACACCTTCCAGGTGCTGACCAAGCGCCCGGAGCGTGCACGGGAGTTCTTCGAGTGGATGGACAACCATCATGAGCGCCGCCACTTCGACACCCAGCGCCTGAACGCGCAACACCCGGGATGCGATTGGCGACCGTTCTTTCTGGCCGACATAGCATCCAGGATCCTGCCGAACTGCGGCGCGGGTTTGCGCGTTGAGCTCAAGGGCGAATGGCCGCTCGATAACGTCTGGCTTGGCGTCAGCGTCGAGGACCAGGCCGCGGCCGATGCGCGAATCTCCCACCTGCTGAACACCCCGGCAGCGGTTCGTTTCGTCTCTGCCGAGCCGCTGCTGGGCGTAGTGGAAATGACCCAGGTGAGCAACACGGCTGCTCTGGCCGAGGGGCAGCCCTGGATCAACGCGCTCGGCGGCTACGCCTGGGATTGCACCGGGCCTGACTACGTTGACACCTGCAGCATAGGTAGCCGTCTCGACTGGGTGATCGTCGGCGGCGAATCCGGCAAGCAGGCCCGTCCCATGCATCCCGAGTGGGCTCGTAAACTGCGTGACCAGTGCGCCGCCGGTGACGTGCCGTTCCTGTTCAAGCAATGGGGCGAGTGGCTGCCAGACAACCAGAACCCATCGATCAGTGGCCCCAGCGGCGACACGCAGGCGATCCGAGTCGGCAAGAAAGCCGCCGGCCGCTTGCTCGACGGGAAGCTGCATGACGAGTATCCGGAGGTGGCCCATGGCTGATGTCACCCACCTCAACCGCTGGCAGGCGGTGCGCAACACCGGCGCGCTGCGCGGTGAAATGACCGACGAGCACCACGCCGCTATCGCACGCATCCAGCGGCTCGCAGTCGAGGTCAGTCAGCTGAGCGACCATTTCGTCTATTTGACCTTCCATGGCCACGTCAACGAGCTGGATGTCGCCGTCACCCCCTACGCCCACTGCGAGCCTGGCAACTACCGCCGCATCTGGGGCTGCACTGTCCACCTGCCGCCCAGCCCTCACAGCGACCCCGACTGTCTGGACCAGCTCACCGAGATCATCGACCACCTCGAGGGGCTGCTGCCGCAGCCAGGGGGTGCCGCGTGAACGAGCTGCTCTCCCCCTTCCACGCCGTGGCCACCGCGCTGGTGGCCCTGCTGCCGCCCGAGGCCGGCACCGCCGCCGTGGGCATTGCCACCGCGCTGGGCATCTTCATCACCCTCGCCATCATCGTCGCGCCCTTCATCGCCCTGGGCGCCTGGCTGGAACATCGCGACCGGAGGAACGCATGACCATCAAACTGCTACTCGGCCTCGCCGGCCCCGCCCGCGCGGGCAAGAGCACCGCCCAGGGCATCATCGCCGACCGCTTCGGCCTCGCCCGCGTCAATTTCGCCGACCCGATCAAAGACGCCCTCGCCGCCATGCTCTGGCTCGACGAGCGCCACCTCGCCGGCGAGCTGAAAGAGAAGCCCCTCGGCTGGCTGCCGCACAGCCCCCGCGAGCTGATGCAGACGCTGGGCACCGAGTGGGGCCGCGAGCTCTACGGCACCGGGTTCTGGACCACCGTGGCCCAGCAACGCCTGGCTCGCCTCGAGGACATCGAGGGCGAGCGCTTCCAGGGTGCGGTGTTCTCGGACGTGCGCTTCGAGAGCGAGGCGCGATGGATCCGCAACCACGGCGGCACCGTCATCCACCTGCAGCGCAACGATGCCCAGCCCGTGCGCAGCCACCCCAGCGAGGCCGGCATCCCGCTGAAGCACGGCGACCTGATCGTCGCCAACAACGGCGACCTGATCGTCGCCAACAACGGCGACCTGGACGAGCTGCGCTCACGGCTCACCCAGGCCGTCGATTCCCTGATCGACGCCCGCGTGGCCGCCCACTCCGGCTGACGAGAGGAGGAACCCCATGCGCTACACGCTCCAGGAAGCCGCCCACCTGCTCGGTACCGGCCGCACGGAACTGTGCCGCCAGCTGCGCGAACTCGGCATGCTCGACGCCCGCAACCTCGGCACCCGGCCGCATACCAGCACCGGGCGGCTGGTGGTCGAGCTGCGCCAATACCAGCACGCGGGCCTCGGCCTGCCGCGCCCCTACGGCAAGACATTCGTGACCGAGCGCGGGCTGCTCTACATCGCCAACCGGCTCGGCGTAGCCATCCAGCGGGAGGCGGCCAACGATGCCCACGCCTGAGCCGCCGGGGCTGGACGAGGCCGAGCCCACCAGCACCGTCGCCCTGCTCTACCGCCAGTTCGGCGACGTGCTGATCCCGCTGGAAGACGTGCGCCGCGCCTATTTCCGCAACCGCAGCGCCGAGCGCTTCCGCCGCGCGCTGCGCGAGGGAACGATCCCGCTGCCCATCGTGCGGCTGGACGAATCGCACAAGGGGCAAGGCTATATCTGCCTCCACCAGCTCGCCGCCTACATCGAGTGGCGAGCCCGACGGGCCGCGCTGCAGCAGGAGAGCGCCGACTGCTCCGTGCGGCATCACCACCGCCTGCACCGCGCCCTGATCGATGCGGTACCAACCACCGATCCCGCCGGCGCCACGCGCCGCGGCTAACCGGCCGCCCAGCGGCCACCACCACCACCACGCAAGGAGATGCACACCATGAGCCAGAACGAACCCACCAGCACCGACGTGAACGCCCTGCTCGACGACCTGGACGCCGGGATCTTCCGCGAGAAGCTCGCCCGCGCCCTCAGCGACGTGGCCGCCGGCGTCGTCGCCCACGGCAAGGCCGGCAAGGTCACCGTCACGTTCGACCTCAAGCAGATCGCCGACTCACGCCAGGTCGATATGGCCCACAAGCTCACCTACGTCGAGCCCACCGCCAAGGGCAAACGCTCGGAAGAGAACACCACGAAGACCCCGCTCTACGTCGGCCGCGGCGGCAAGCTGAGCCTCTTCCCCGAGGAACAGCACAAGTTCGAGTTCGACGCTCCCCAGAGCACCACGCAGCGCGCCTGACCGGCGCGCCCATCCACCCACGCACACCACAACCCACCGATCACAGGAACCTGAAACATGGACGCCAACACCATCGAGAAGATCCAGAGCCTCGTGCACGCCGCCGAGATCGGCCACCCCGGCACCGACGTGCCGACGATGCTCGTGCCCGAGGGCTACAACCTCCAGTCGCTCGAGCGCTACCAGGACGCCCCCAGCCGCTTCCGGGGCACCTACTCCACCAGCTCGATCGAGGACTACGCCGGCTACATCAACGACCAGGCCGAGGCCACCGTGTTCGTCGACACCGACGACATGGATGCCATGGCCATCTTTGATCTGGGCATACCCACCGCGCCCGGCCACGGCGACCACCGCGCCCGCCTCAAGCTGAAGAAGACCGCCCCCTACACTGCCTGCCTCAACGCCCACGGCAGCGCCTTCGGGCAGAAGGAGCTCGCCCACTGGATCGAGGACTGGCACCACGCCATCACCGGCGAGGACAGCAACGGCAACGAGATGACCGCCAAGCAGCTCGCCAACGCCGTGCGCCGCATCGAGATCAAGGCCACCAGCGAGCGCACCCACGAAGAGGGCGACTGGAACGCCAAGCGCACCGGCCTCGACGCACTGGACGCCAGCGCCGGCCAGGCCACCCCCGCCTTCATCCGCTTCGCCTGCCTGCCGTACGAGGGGCTGAAGGTGCGCACCTTCGAGCTACGCGTCTCGATCCTCACGGACGACAGCAAGCCTCGTATCAAGCTGCGCGTGATCGGCCTCGAAGGCATCCAGGAAGAGATGGCCAAGGAGTTCAAAGAGGTGCTGGAACGCCAGCTGAACGAACACGCCACCTTGCACCTGGGCAACTTCAACCAGTAGCCGCAGAGCCGGCCGCCTGCGGGCGGTCGGCCCACGGAGGACAGCACCATGCCAGCCCACCCCATCCACCAGGTGGCCGACCCGCACAGCGGCGAGATGCTCAGCCTGCGCGAAGTCGCCGATCGCTACGGCCACGAATACACCACCATCCACGACCGCCACCGGCGCGGCAAACGCGGCATCGAGCTGATCGCCCCGATCGACGAAACCCACGCCAAACGCTCCGCCAAGCGCAAACCCCGCCAGCCCACCCCGGCCGAGCTCGCCGCCGAGCGCCGCGAACGCATCCGCCGCGTGCTCGCCGACCCACGCAACCAGCCGCTGACCCAGCCCCTGGTCCGCCGCGCCTGACGCCACCACAGGAGAAGACGATGCACACCGCCACCGATACCCATGCCGCCATCCTTCGCAACGCCACCGCCCAGGCCGCCGCCATGGCTGCCATCGAGGAGTGGCTGGGCTGACCAGCCAAGCCAGGCCCCGCGCCTGACACGACCCTGCCCACCACAGGAGACACCACATGCACACCGTAAGCGCCCTGATCTCCACCAGCGTCAACGATGCCCGCATCTCGCTGGCCAGCCTGCTGGAGAGCAACCCCCAGCACGCCGCCCAGCTCAGCCTGCAACTGCTGGAGCGCCTGCAGAACGCAGAAGGCCAGGGCGGCCGCCGCCAGTTGGCCCTGCGCACCCTACGCGCCGCCGCCAAGCGCATCGCCGAGGACGACACGCCAGACCCCAAAGGCCCCTGCGTGTCGGATCTCTACTACTCCCTGCCGATCGGCGACCTGCGCAAGGTGCTGGCCGATCCCACCGACAACCCTGCCGCGCGAGGTGGAGGGATCCTCACCACCCTGCTGCAGATCCGCGGCGAAGTGCAGTGCGAGACCCGCCGCAAGATCCTGCTCGCCGCACTGCGCAAGGCCGCGCAGGCGCTCGCCGGATGCGATGAACGTGGGAGGGCCGTGGCATGAGCCAGATCATCGACATCAGCCTCGACCTCGAGACCCTGGCCAAGGGCCCGAACGCCGTCATCCTCGCCATCGGCATCGCCGACAGCAACGGCGTGGCGTTCTCCGCTGCGCCCAGCGTCGCCGAGCAGGTGGACGAAGGCCGCGCGGTGGACGACGACACCCTGCACTGGTGGTTCCAGCAGAGCGACGAAGCGCGCGGCATGCTCGTTGCCAAGCCGGACTCCTGCGAGCACGTCCGCCTCGTGGTCCGCAAGTACTTCCAGGAAGCCCTCGCGCACTACGACGAGATTCGCGTGTGGGGCAACGCCCCCAGCTTTGACTGCGAGATACTCGGCCACTTCCTCGGCTACAAGCCGTGGCGCTACTACCAGGAACGCTGCGTGCGCACCGCCCGCGAGATCCTCAGCAGCCGCACCCAGCCCAGGGCGGCCCACTCCGCCCTGGCCGACGCCGAAGCGCAACTGAAGGATGTGCAGCGGTTCCGTGAGGCGATGGGTCGTTGCCCCGCCGTGGCGCAGGAGGTGGCCTCATGAAAGTTTCCATGAACGGTCTTCGCAGGAATCTGAGCGGCGACGTCCAGGAGCTACGGGATGTTGCCGCTTCGATTATCAATGACGACTGGTACGACAAGGCCGATCTCGTGCGGGCCGTCAACGCCATCATCCAGCACAGCAACGTCCTCAACTGCATCTACGTGGCGAATGATCCGGACTTCACCGACATGGGCGACCTCGAGGTGGAGCCTCTTGAAGCGGGAGGTGAGGGATGAAGCTGCAGCATGAAATCTGCGAGGTCCTGGCCGACTACCCCGGCGGCGCCACCATCGACGTCATCCAGGAAGAGCTCGAGGACCGCGGTCACATCACCTTCCACGACCTGGACCAGGTGACCGACATCACCAACAAGCTGGCACGCGCCGGCACGCTGGCCCGATCCGGCCAGCGTCGGGCCTACGTCTTCAAGCTGCCGGAGGGAGAGGCGCCATGACCCAGGACAACGGAATGGACGCGGGCGCGCTCAGCTACCGCGAGCCTGAGGAACGCTGCGAACGGCTTGAGCAAGAGGCAAGGATTCACGCCCAGGAGGCCCGGACGCAGAGAGCTACCGTGCAGGCGATCTATCAACTCGTGACCGGCGCCACGGGAGAGCCAGGCGACTGGCATGGTGCAGAGCCGGTGCGCGAACTGGTCGCAGAGCGCGATGAGATGCGCGATCAAAGAGACACGCTGATCGATGCGGCCTGCCTAGACGGGGCAGGACCGAGACTGCGGGCGGCCATAGATAGAATTGGGGACGGCGCCTTTTCGCGTTGCGCACCGTTTGGCATGGCCCTCGTGCCCCGGGAAATCACCGCCGAGACGGGCCACAAGGCCGGCATGGTCGGAGATTTCCACGAGAGCGTGCTGGTCCGTTGCCCAGACTGCGACAACGACGAGCCTGATCCGGACTGCGAGATCTGCGATGGCCTGATCGAGTACGAGGAATCGGTAACCGTTAGCTGGACCACCATCAAGGCGATACACCGGCGGATCGTTGAGATAGCTGAGGAAGAGCAGCCATGAACGGCACGGCGGAAGTAGTTGATCTTTTCGCCGGCGCCGGCGGCTTCTCGACCGGGGCGCTCATGGCAGGCTGTCGCGTGGTGTGGGCTGGTAACCATTGGCCGGTGGCCGTGGAATGGCACCGCCGGAACCACCCTGCCACGAATCATCTTTGCCAGGATCTCCACCAAGCCAACTGGGAATTGGTGCCCGGTCACGACTTGATGCTGGCCGCGCCCTGCTGCCAGGGCCACAGCAAGGCCCGCGGGAAGGCCAGCGGCAATCCAGGCCACGACGCCAGCCGCTCGACGGCGTGGGCGGTAGTCTCGGCCGCGGAGTTCCATCGCCCCGAGGGGATCGTGCTCGAGAACGTGCCCGAGTTCACGCGCTGGGCCCTGTACCCGGCATGGCTGCAGGCGATGCAGGCCCTTGGTTACACCGCGAGCCCGCACATCATCGACTCGGCCGACCACGGCGTGCCACAGCACCGCGTGCGGCTGTACCTGGTGCTGACCAGGTCAAAGGCGCCGCTACTGCTGCGCCTGCCCAAGCGGGCGCACGTGCCAGCGAGCAGCTTCCTCGACTGGAATGCCGGGCGCTGGTCGCCGATCGACAAGCCGGGCCGCAGTCCGCGAACTCTGGCCCGCGTTCAGCGGGGGCGTCAGAAACATGGCGCGCGGTTCATCATGCCCTACTACGGCCACGGCTCGGGGCTCACAGGGCGCTGCACCAGTCGGCCGATCGGCACCATCACCACGCTGGACCGTTGGGCCCTGGTCGACGGCGATCGCATGCGTATGCTCCGGGCACCCGAAGCCCAGGCAGCCATGGCATTTCCTGCCGACTACCACTTACCCAGCCAGCACCGCACAGCGATGCATCTGCTCGGCAATGCCGTGTGCCCCCCGGTGGCGCGTGACGTGATTCAGTCGATGAAGGAGGCCGCATGAGCCTGATTCTCTGCCCAGTCGGGGCCATCGCCGAGACCATCCAGCAGCGGATCGACGCCGGTTACACCGGGCTCTGCACCGCCATCCACAGCCAGGACGTCGGCCTCGAGGACCGGGCCGGGTTCTACCCCGCCTGGCAGGCGGAAGGTCCGGCCGGCACCTGCACCGTGGTGCCGGCCACCGTCGGGCCATTCCCACACCACCCCCAGGCGCGTAGCTGGATGCGCGACCTGCTCGAGCGACACCGGGAGGACGCCGCATGAACCAACAGCAACGCGACCGCTGGGCATCCGAGCTACTGACCCAGACGCTCGGCATCGCCTGGCACGAGAGCTCACCCCAGGCACGGCGAGTGGCCGACGCAGCGGCGGATCGAGTGGCCCAGCTCACCCACGAACGCGACACTCATGAGCAGGCGCGCACCGCTCTCGAGGAGACCGTCGCCCAGCAGCAGGCAGAACTGGCCGTGGCGGGCCGGCAGCTACGCCTGATGCGGGGAGGTTGATCATGAGTGACTTCATCTGGCCCTACTGCCCACGCTGCTGGCCCACCTACGCCGGCGACCTCGACGCGCACAACCGCTGCATCAACTGCGGCGAGCCGATGCACTACGCCAACAAGGACAAGGCCATCGACCTGCTGTGCGAGCTGACTGAATCGCTGGCCACCTCACTCAGCGAGGCCCACGGTCTGCTCAAGGACGTGCTGGGCACGGAGGCACCGCCGGCACGCCCCAAGCTGCGCCTAGTGCACAGCGCCGAGGAGCCCACTGGCATTACCGACACGGAGTCGCCACGCCATGAGTAGCCCCAACGTACTATCCTGTGACGACCTGCGCGCCATCACCGGCTACCAGCGCCCGGCGGATATCGAGCGCTGCTGTGCCGAGCAGGGCATCAAGGTGTTCCGCGGCCGGCTCGGCCCCTGGACGACTATCGACCTGATCAACCAGGCTGGCGGGCTCACGCCCCAGGCGCAGAACGACGACAGCTACACGCCCGACATCCTATGAGCCCACCACCCGCCAAGCGTGGCCGCCGGCGCGGCCACAACCCCCACATCCCGGCCCACATCGACCAGGCCAAACTGCCGGACGGCGTCTATTACGACCACCGTGGCCGGGGGAACTGGTACACCCTCTACCAGGACGGCGACCGGCGGCGCCGCAAGAACATCGCCACGGCCAGGGCTACGCTGGCGGAGCTGCACCGCCTCGCCGAAGATCTCACCCAGGTCGACCGGCACAAGCTGCGCTGGCTCAGCCAGCAGTTTCAGGGCAGCGACCAGTTCAAACGCCTCGCCCGCAAGACACGGGGAGGTTACGAATACGCCGCCGAGGTGCTGCTCGCACAGCCCACCCGCGTCGGCACGTTCGGCGAGCTCACCACCCGCAAGATCACCAGCGCCGTCGTCCAGCGGCTGATCGACCGGATCGCGGGCGAAGGCACGCCCAGCAAGGCCAATACCGTGCTGCGCTACCTGAGCCGCCTGTTCCGCTGGGGCAAGAACCGCGGCTACTGCGATGACAACCCCGCCCACGGCGTCGAGCCGGCGAAGGAGCGCAGCCAGCGGCGGCTGCCTGAAACCGTCGTCATGTCGCGGCTGATCGCCCGCGCCCGCGAGCGCGGCAACGACTACCCAAAGCGCGGCCAGGCCGGCAGCTGTCCCACCTATCTGTGGATCGTGATGGAGATCGCCTACCTCTGCCGCCTGCGCGGCATCGAGGTCGTCACCCTCACCGACGCCCACATCACCGAGCGGGGCCTGCGCACCAACCGCCGCAAGGGCAGCCGCGACAACATCGTCGGCTGGACGCCACGCCTACGCGCCGCCGTCACCGCCGCCCAGGACCGGCGAGCCACGATCTGGGAACGCCGCGGCCGGGCCCTGCCCATGCTGCCCGACCGCCGCCCGCTGATCGTCTCCCGCAACGGCGACGCCCTGCGCAAGACTGGCTTCGACAGCGCCTGGCAACGCTTCATCCGCCTGGCACTCGCCGAGGAGACCCTCACCGCCGACGAGCGCTTCGCCCTGCACGACCTGAAGCGCAAGGGGATCACGGATTACAAGGGAACCAGACACGACAAGCAGGACGCCAGCGGGCACCGGTCACCGGGGATGATGGACGTGTACGACTTGAGTGTGCCGCTGGTGAGGGCGAGTGAGGAGTGAGGTGAAAAAAGGGCTTGCAAGGTAGCACCCATGGTGCTACCTTTAACCATGTGAGGCGAACGAAGCCCACATCAACCGAAGAACTGGCCCGCCGGGCGCAGAACTAGGAGACCTACCATGACCGCTATCACCATCGCTCACACCATTGCCGACCTGCTCAACAACGACGGTCAGCAGTTCGATACTGACGACGGCCGCAATCTGGTCGAGCTTTGCGAAGAGCGCAACGCCACCGTCGAGTACGCCGTGCGCGCCTACGCCGATGACGAAGATCAAACCCAGTATTGGGAAGCCGGCTTCTCCGGCGATCACTTCGCTGGCGACCCTGTCCGCTACGCTTTCTCCGATGGCAGCGCCATTGTCGAAGCCGGCGATGGCTGGGACATCGAAGGCGCCGAGCCCTTCAGCTGGGCCATGTAAATCATCTGCCCCGGCCCAGTGCCGGGGCATTGCGCTGGAGACAGTCATGACAGACAAGACCCGCAACAAGCGCCGCCCCAGCATCTACCTGAGCCCGCCCCTGGAGCGCGTCAACGAAGCGCTGCGCGAGGGGCAAAGCCTGAGCGCCCGCCTGGCCACCATCGCCGAGCGCTACGAGCTGGCATGCAGCCAGCCGCCCGAACTGACGGACGCTGAGCGTCAGCTGCTAGGCAGCACGCTCTCCGGAACGCTGCTCGAGCCGCTGCTCATCAAATACCTGGACCGCGAGATCGAGGACAGCGATGCGGGCGATCCATCAGAACTGCGCGACCTCGCTGCCCGGATTCGTGTGATGAGCTACGCCGAGCGCGTGGCCATGATCGAGAATCTCGGCTTCCAATGATCGTCCAAGACACCGCTGGCGAACCCTGGGAGGTCCACGCCAGCGAACCGACCGAGCACGGCCTCACACTCTACCGCGGATATCCCCAGGGCGAGCGCCCCGGCGGCCAGCCGCAGGCCATCCCCACACCGGAGCTCATCGACCTGCTGTGGCGCGTCGGCAGCGAGGACGCCCTGCGCACGCTGCCCATCAGCCGTGGCGCCATCACCCGCCTGCGCCGTCGTTACGGCATCACCATGCAAACCCAGCAGCGCTATCTGCGAGAACGCGAGCGCCAGGCGGCACAACAGCGTATGCCGGATGCGCGCCCCCTGGCCCTGCTGACAGCACCCGATGCCACCCAGCACGACCCCTCGACTCAGTATGCCCGGCTACTCCTCGAGGAGCTCATGTCGCGACACAACATGGCCCGCACCGAGATCGCCGAGCGCGCGGGCATAGACTATGTGCGGATCCTCGCGCTCAGCGACGGCGACACCGAACTGACATACCCCGAGCAGTACACGCTGGAACGGATGATCGCCCGCCGGCGCATGATCAGCACGATAGAGAGTGACGGCCATCCCACCCCCGAGCGCATCCGCGAGAGCCGCGAGGCAGCCGGAATCAGTCTCAGCCGCGCGGCGCACCTGGTGCGCACCGCCCCGAAATTCTGGCAGCGCTGGGAGGCCGGGGAGCGCACCATGCCGCTCCACCGCTGGGAGCTCTGGTGCTACAAACTCCGAGAGCTGAAAGAGTAA